AGGATTAGAGGAAATACTCAGGAAGTCACCAGAAAGCTGGATTCCAGAGGATGTATATACAGACTGCATGAATGGCAGGTCTATGTTGTGGGTGTTCTCAGTAGACAATCAGGCAGTAGGATTTGCAGTATTAGAGCCAAAAGGCGATGCGTTGCATTGCTGGTGTGGGTGGGCAAATAGTGTTGGTCATTTTGAAAGCGCAGTTGAGTGCGTTTCCGAAATTGCCAAAGCTGGCGGTAGCAGATATGTTACTTTTGAATCGTGGCGATCAGGTTGGAATCGGGTCGCTCCTAAATTTGGATTTAAACCTAAGAGTTGGGTTAAGGAGATAGAATGAGTACAGGTGGCGGCGGTGGTGGCGGTACTAATACCGTAACGAGGACAGAGCTTGATCCGATCATGCGCCCTTTTGTCCAATATGGACTACAGGAATCTGCAAGGTTATATCAAAACCCTGATGTTCCTCAATACTTTCCAGGACAGACCTATGTTGGTCCTTCCCAGCAGACTCAGGCAGCTTTAGCCGCAGCGCAGCAACGGGCAACTATGGGCAATCCCTTAGTTCCTGCCGCACAAAACCAAGCATTAAACACTTTGCAAGGTGGCTTTCTAGGCGGAAACCCTTTCTTTCAGGGCGCTTTTAGAGGCGCTACGCAAGCTGCTCAAACGCAATATATGGATGCAACACAACAAGCCTTATCAAACGCTAGTCGTGCTGGTCGTTATGGCTCTGGTGCTATGGGTACTGCGTTAGATCGTGCAGGTGGTGTATTTGCTAACGCTCTTACCAATACTGCTGGACAGTTGGCTTATCAAAACTACGATACAGAACGGGCTAGACAGCAAGCTATGATTGGCGCTGCCCCTAGTTTAGCTGGCGCAGATTACGCAGACATCAATCAACTTCTACAAACAGGTCAAGCCGCAGAAGGCTACCAAGAAGCTGCTATGGCTGATGCAGTTAATCGCTTTAACTTTGCCCAGCAAGCCCCTTACATGAAGCTACAAAGCTATCTATCGGGTGCTTATGGCGCTCCATCAGGTATGCAACAGACTACCCCTGTTTATCGTAATCAAATGGGCAATGTCTTAGGCGGCGCATTAACTGGCGCAGCATTAGGCGGCGGTACAGGTTTAGGCGCAGGAGTAGGTGCTGCCATTGGTGGCGGTCTTGGACTCTTAGGATAATTATGTCAGGCATCGGATCATCTTTAGCTGATTTAGACAAAGGCGTACGCAAGACCGTACCAGGCGGCTGGGGTACGGTTGCTGGTTTGGCTGCTGGTGGCGCTGGCTTGTATTATGGACTTGGCGCAGGTGCGGCTGGCGCTGCTAGTGCTGCCGCTCCCACATTAGGGGCTGGAACTACTGCTGCCGCTACTGGGGCTGGTAGCGCTGCTGCTGGCGCTGGCGCTATTGAAGCTGCTGGCGCTGCATCTGGCGCTGCTGGAATTGCAAACCCGTTTGCTAGTGCATCTGCTTATCAAGCGGCTGTGCCAGGGCTAACTTCTTCTGGCGTAGGTTCGCAAGCCGCTATGTTGGCTGCTCAAACAGGCGAGTTTGGATTAGCTGGATTAGCTCAAACTGCTGGGTCTGCGTATGCTCCAGGAAGTTTAGGTAGTGGATTTTATGGCGCATTAAGCTCTGCAAAAGGACTTAGCCCTAGCCAAGCAATGATGGCAAACCAAGCGTTAGGCGGCTTATCTCCACAGCAACCACAAGGCGGTCAAGCGACATCTATTGGTATGCGTCAAGGACAGCCAGTTAATACTGCCGATCCTATCGCTGCATTACTATCGCCAAAGATGAAGAAAAAAGAACGAATTTCACTATTGTGAGGCAATAAATGGCAAGTTACTTAGATTACTTATTCCCACCGCAACAGCAACAGCCTGTTCCTGGCTTGCTTGGCGAAGAAGATATTAGGCGTAATCAGCAAATGGCTCAACGGGCTGGATTGTTAAATACAGGTCTAGGCATTATTGCTGCTAGTGGTCCAAGCCGTATGCCACAAGGCAATATCTTGCAAGCCATTGCTCCTGGTTTAATGGCAGGACAACAGGCTTATCAAGGCACATTAGCACAACAGCAATCTCAGTTAGCTGAACGGGCTAGAGCATTGCAAGAGGATTCAGTAGTGTTGCCAGAAGGCGGCACTTTGGTAGGCAAGCGCACAGGAAGAACTCTTGCCGAGGGCGCACCAAAGCCAGTAGCAGAGCCAGCAAAAATAGCAGAGTTTAATGCTGCAAAAAATCAAGGCTTAATAGATCCAAACATGAGCTTTCAGCAGTATCAAATGATGAGCAGACCGCCTGGCACTAACATTAGTGTCAATATGGGCGAAAAGAATCTGTTTGAGATTGATAAAGGTGTAGTTGAGAACCTTACCAATCAAGCCGTATCTGCACGACAATTTGCTACTTCTGCATCGCAGATTAACAATCTGTTAAAAGGCAAAGGCGGCGGTGCATTGGTTAAAGTGGGAGCAGAATTAGCTAAGAACCTTGGTATTGACTCAGAAACAGCAACGGCTAACGACTTAGCTAAGTCTTTAGTAACGCAGACTGCGGTTAAAGTTCGCCCACCTGGCTCTGGCGCAACATCTAATATTGAATTTGAAGCGTACATTAGCGCAGTACCTAGTCTTGCTAACTCAGAAGGTGGTCGTAACTTAATGGCTGATGCAAACACTCGGTTTGCTACTCGTGCAGAAAAGTTAGCTGACTTCTCTCGTGATCTATACAAAAAAGGTCAATTTAACCTGACTGCCGTACAAGAGTACGACACTAAACTTGGTCCTGTATTGCCTAAAACATTCTACGATCAAGTTGATAAGCGTAAACCTGCTCAAGCGCCAGCTAGAGGGGTCAAATTCTTAGGGTTTGAATAATGCCTATAGCTCGATTTGAAATGCCTGATGGCAGGATTGGTCGGTTTGAAGTTCCAGAAGGAACTACGCCTGAGCAAGCCCAAAGGTTAATTGCAGAATCATTGGCTCAGACTGAGCAGCCACAACAAGAAATAAGTGGCATGGCTAGGGCTGGTCAATTACTTGCTAGAGGCGCTGCCCCTGTAGCTGCTGGAGCAGGTATTGGCGCACTTGCTGGCGGCGCACCAGGCGCTCTTATTGGCTCTATGGCTGTACCCATTGCTGATGCAGCTACCTTAATTGGTAACGAGTTAAACAAAGGCAATGTAGCCGTAGAAAACTATGTTCGCAACCTTTTAGGTATGCAAGCTAGACAAGTAGCCCCTACTCAAATGCCATCACAAGCATTATCGCAAGGCATGGCGCAAATGGGATTGCCTGAGCCTACATCTACAGGTGAGCGTGTAATAGAAGCTGTTGGTGCTGGCGTTGGCGGGGCAGCAACTCAGTTGCCAGCATTAGGTCGTTTGGCTAATACTGCAGCAACAGAAGGCGGCAGAAGGTTGGCTGGTCAATTAGCACAAGCCCCTGCCACACAATTAGCAGTATCAGTCCCAGCCGCAGCCGCAGCACAGTATGTAGGCGAAACTACAGAAAGTCCTGCTCTTGGTATGTTGGCTGGGGCAGGAGTTGGTGCATTAGGCGGTGTTCGCTCACAAGTACGGGAAAGAGCGCCTACAGCCGATCAGCTACGCAATATGTCTGACTTGCAATACACCAATGCTACTAAAGCTGGAGTTATTGTAAGCCCAGAGTCTTTAAAAGGTAAGTTGCCATCGTTTAATGAAGCTCTTAAAGTAGAAGGTTACGACCCAGGACTGCATCCACAGTTAAACGCTGTAGTTGCTCGTTTACAACAAGAAACGGATGCGCCTAAAACGCTAAAAGAATTAGAAACATTGCGCCGCATTGTAAAAGCGCCTACAAGGACTTTTGACAACCCAGACCAGCAACGCATTGCTTATCGCTTACTAGATGAGTTTGATGACTATGTAGATAACCTTAAACCTGCTGATTTGGTTGGTGCTGCAAAAGAGAGCAAGACGGCTACTACTGCATTGTCTAAGGCTCGTAACTTATACGCTCGGTCTAAAAAGGCTGATGTTATGTCAGATATTTTAGAAAGAGCAGAGATTAAGGCTGGCGCAAACTTTACGCAATCAGGATTAGAAAACTCGTTACGACAAGAGTTAAAATCATTAGCATTGAATAAAAAGCGTATGGCTGGATTTACAAAAGCAGAGCAAGAGGCAATTCAGGCTGCCGCTAAAGGCGGTAATGTGCAGAATGTGTTGCGCTACTTTGGTAAGTACGCTCCTACAAGCGTTATTCCTGCTGGTATCGGTAGCGGTATTGGCGCTGGAGTTGGTGCTGCAATGGGCGGTCCAGTAGGCGCTGCAATCGGTTCTGCTGTAGTGCCAACAGTAGGCGCTGCTGCTAGGGCTGGAGCAACTCGTATTGGAATGAATCGTCTGCAAGAATTGCAGGACATGATTGCATTAGGGCGTTTGCCAGAGAATCAACGCAGAACACGCTTAATGGGTGTTACAGGTATTAGAGGACTGTTATCTTCACCAGAAGAAAGACAGCAGTTAATTGATGAAGAAACCAATTTAGGACAATAAAATGCCAAAAGTAAAAATTAGCGAATACAGCGCTACAGCCGCAGATAATACCGATATTAACGGCATTGACATTGCCGAAGGTTGCGCTCCTAGCGGAATAAACGATGCAATCCGTACCCTGATGAAGCAGATTAAAGACCTGCAAGCTGGTACTAGCGGAGATACTATCCCCGTTACTGCTGGTGGAACAGGAGCTACTACTGCTGGCGCTGCTCGTACTGCGTTAGGCGCAACAACGACTGGTAACAGTTTGTTTACTTCTGCTAGTGCTTCTGCTGCCCGTACCACTTTAGGCGCTACTACTACTGGTGACGCATTGTTTATCTCTGCTGATGCGGCTGCTGCTCGTACAGCGATTGGTGCTGGTACAGGCGATGTAACTACTACAGGCTCACAAGTTCTAAGCAGCAAGACCCTTGTAGACCCAGCTATTACAGGCACAATCCTAGAGGACATCTTTACGATTACCGATGGCTCTGCGTTTGAGATCGACCCAGGCAACGGCTCTATCCAGCTAATCACTTTAGGCGCAAACCGTACACCAAAAGCTACTAACTTTGCTAATGGTGAGTCTGTAATCCTAATGGTAGATGATGGCTCTGCTTATGCACTTACTTGGACTGATTCTACCTTTGGCGGTAGCGGTGTAGTATGGAAAACCAACGCAGGAGTAGCTCCTACGCTAAATACCACAGGATATACAGTAATCGTATTGTGGGAAGTAGCTGGTCAGGTCTATGGTGCGAGGGTTGGCGATGCTTAATAAAAAGCTACTGGGGTCAGTATCTTCCCCACCGTCAGACGATAATTTTGAGAATGTAACCCTTCTCTTAAACGGTGATGGGACTAATGGCGCACAGAACAATACCTTTGTAGACTCCTCTACCAATAACTTTACGATTACTCGTAACGGCAATACGACACAAGGTAGCTTTAGTCCTTATGGAAACTTGTGGAGTAATTATTTTACGACAAACAATTATTTAACTGCTCCAGCAAATGCAGCATTTCAATTGGGAAGTGGTGATTTTACTATTGAAGCATGGATATTCCCAACGGCTAATGCTGGTTCAAGCAATAGTGAAATTATTAGTTACGGAGCTTCAGGGCAATTAGATGGATGGCATTTTTATCAAGTAGCATCTACCAATGTATTAAGTTTTGGTCTGAATTATGCTGGTTTAATTGTTTCTTCTTCTGCTGCATTGACATTAAATCAATGGACTCATGTAGCCGTTACAAGAAGCGGAACTACATTTAAGCTGTGGATTAATGGTGTAAATGACGGAACAGCCACAAGCTCTACATCTCAATCTACAAATGGAAGTGATTTGCTTTATGTAGGAACAGGCTCTTATAGCCAAGGTTCTGACAGGTCATTTATTGGTTATATTTCTAATGCAAGGGTTGTAAAAGGTTCAGTAGTTTATTCTTCTACCTTTACTCCTAGCACAACACCATTAACTGCCATTACAAACACAAGCGCTCTTACTTGCCAATCAAACCGTTTCATTGATAACAGCTCAAATGCTTTTGCATTGACTGTAACAGGCTCACCCTCAGTCCAACGCTTCTCGCCATTTAACCCAACAGCACCATACTCTACTAGCGTAATAGGTGGAAGTGGGTATTTTGATGGTAGTGGTGATTATTTAAGTTTAACTGGCGCTACTGCCATTGGGTCAAGCAATTACACCCTTGAATATTGGGTATATCCTACTAGCACAGAAACATTGCAAGGTGTGTTTGTTACAACTGTTAATGCCGCAACTGGAGTATTAAGAACTGGCATCTACAATGGAAAAGTATATGTAGATATTTATGATGGTACAGGCTCTATAGATTCTGGTTCTGCTGTTCCTTTAAATGCTTGGTCGCATATAGCTATTACTAAATCAGGAAGTTCATACACAAGCTACTTAAATGGCGCAGTAAATACAACTTGGACTGACAGCACAACACTTACTGGTACGGCTTGGGTTACAGGAAGGCTGCAATCCGATGGCTACGACTTTAAAGGCTATGTTTCTAATTTAAGACTTGTTGTTGGCTCTGTTGTTTACACAGCAGCATTTACGCCACCGTCTGCTCCTATTACAGCAATAACAGATACAAAACTTCTTCAGAACATGACCAACGCTGGCATCCCTGACCTTGCTATGCAAAACAACCTAGAAACAGTAGGTAATGCACAAGTAAGTACAAGTGTTAAGAAGTATGGGACAGGTTCTATAGCGTTTGATGGTACTGGGGATGGATTAAATGCACCTGATTCCCCTCAATTTGATATGGGAAGCGGTAATTTTACTGTTGAAATGTGGGTTTATGCAAATTCTTTAAGTGGTGAACAGTTTTTAGTGGGGCAACATAACAATTCTACTTACTATGCTCCGTTTAGATTTGCATTTACTGGCGCACAACTTGTAGCATTTATGAGTACAACTGGTTCATCTTGGGGGCTTCGTTTAGAAGCAGGTTCTTCTTTAAGCACATCAACTTGGTATCACATTGCGCTAGTAAGAAACGGAACTTCATTTAAGATATATGTAAATGGAACTCAGTATGATTCAGGTACATTAAGCAATGCTTTATATAACTCAACAGATATTATGAGAGTTGGATGGGGGTCTATTGGTGCGGGCGAGTTTTCATTAAATGGCTACATAGATGACCTACGCATCACCAAAGGTTTAGCCCGTTACACCGCTAACTTCACACCACCTACAGCCGCATTACCGACTTTTTAAGGATAAATTATGTTAATCGCAATCGTTAATGGACAAACAGTAGAACAAGTAGGTGACTACAAAGACTTGTTTGCAAATACTTCTTTCCCACCATCAGGCATCAGCGATGAGTTTCTAGCAGAGAACAATGCTATGAAAGTTAATGTGTTTAAGCCTTATGACGCTAATACACAAAAGCTGGTATCAGTAGCTCCTTATGTAGACGGTAAGTGGGTTTATACGGTAGATGTAGAAGCCCTTACGCCAGAAGATATTGCTGCTAAACAAGCAAGCCAAGCAGCGCAGAACAAGTCTAAAGCAGAGCAGTTATTGGCACAGACCGACTGGACACAAGTATCTGATGTACCGCTAGTAAACAAGTCTGACTTTACAGCCTATCGTGCTACGGTTCGTGCTATTGCACTAAACCCTACATACGATGCTGTATTCCCTGTTATGCCAGCAGAGCAATGGACAGACTCTATCGTTGTTCCTAACGGAACTGGTAACGCTACAGTAACTATCTGACGGGGTTAGAAAATGTCCGATCAGCAATTCCAATTTGACCCTTTCAAATTTGGCGGTTTAGTAACGCAAGTCGAGCATCTCCAGCAAAAAGTAGATGTAATGGAAGCCGATATTAAGAAGCTGGTGGCAATGGCAGAACGGTCTAAAGGAAGCCTATGGGCAATCATGGGCTTCTCGTCTTTCATAGGCGGCTTAGTAACTTGGTTATCTAGCACATTCTTCCATAAATGAAGCTATACGATAATTGGAAAGAAATACTCCGCAAGGCGTGGTCTATCCGATTTATGGTAATTGCTGGTGTGTTATCAGGCATAGAAGTGGTGCTGCCGTTATTCCATGACTCTATCCCTAAGAACATATTTGCTGCGCTATCTTTGGTGTTTGTTACCCTTGCTTTTGTTTCTAGGCTGGTGGCTCAGAGAGATGTTTGAACGCAAACACATAGC